GTGGCTGACACCCTCCGCCAGCGCCTCCACGACGCCCTCGCCGCCGCCCTCGGCCGATGCACAGCCTGCGACACCCTCGCCGACCGCTGCATCTGCGGACCCTTCGGCACCGCCGGCGCCCTCAACCGGCTCGTCGACGCCGCCCTCGACGTACGCGACACCGAGCTGGAGACCGCGCAGCAGGACGTTCTCACGGCCACCGTGGAGGCCGTCCACGCGGAGGCGCAGGCCGCCGAGCAGCTCGCCGCAGCCCAGGCGCGCGCCGAGCGGGCCGAGGCCGCCAACGCCCGCGCTCGCGCCCGCCTCGATGAGCTGATCGAGATGGGGTTCGGCGCGACCACGGACACCCTCCGAACGCTCCGCGCCTCCCTGGGCAGGGAGCCGTGATGCGCCTCTTTCACCGTCACCACTGGGTCACCATCGACGCCGTCGGCCGCGTCCTCACCCAACGCTGCGACATCTGCCACAGAACCCGCGTCCGGATCGCGTCATGACCCCCGACGAGGCGGCATGGGTCCGCGAACACGCCTGGACCGAGCGGATGCGCCACGTCGAAACCACCGCATGGCCCGGCCACTACACCCAATGCGCATGCCAACGCCTCGACTGCCACCCCTGCACCCACAACCAGCACAACCGATGCACGCGCGGCCCCCGCCAATCGCGCGAGGGGATGATCGCCGACCGGACCGGCGTCCACCCCGCATGCTTCGCCCAGCCGTACCAGCACGTCACCATCGACGGCCCACCGCGGCCGACACCAGTCGCCCAGGTGTGGCTCGCGGACCGCGTATGCCGCTGGTCATGCCCCTGCCCCTGCGGCCGGCCCACCGCACCCAAGCCCGCTACGTACGAGCTCGTCCCGCTCTTCGACCTCGCCACCACCTGACCACCCTCTCGGAGCTGCCCCGTGACCAACGTCGTCGAGACCCTCGACTGGCTCATCGCCTACTGGCCCGACTTGCTGGACGCGAGGCTGCCCATGGCCACACCACGCCCCTGGCAGCAGAGCGAGGTGTCCGCCACCATGCGCGCCGAGCGTGACGCACAGGCCCGCGTGGAGCGGATCGAGCGCAGCACCTTCGGCCTCGGCCAATCACCCGCCCCCGTCGACGTCAGCGTCCTCCAGACCACCCTCGACGTCCTCGTACGCGCCGACGACCTCGCCGACGAACTCACCGAATGGTCCGTCTGCCCGCCGCCGGCCCCGCCCGCGCTCGGCGAACTGGACGCCCGGCCGTACCTCCACGCCATCCGCGGCGTGCTGCTGGCCGAGGAGGACGACCTCGACGAGCCTGGCCCGTGGGCAGCGCTCGCCGAACCCACGCTGACCCGCATGTACGAGCAGGTCGCCCGCTGCCTGGCCATGCTGTACACCGGCCAGACCGTGCGTGTGGTGTGCCCGTGGTGCGGAGGCGTCGACGTCGAGCACCCGGCCGGCGGCGCCTGGACATGGCGCGTCGTCGAGCTGCCCGGCGGACAGATCGCCATCGTGTGCATGGGCGTGTGCGAGCCTCCGCTACGCGACGTGGGCACATGGTGGGGTGGTCAGCCGTGCTGGCCGATCGCCCGTTGGGAGTGGCTGGCAAAGCACGTGCACGCCGCTGACCGGGGTGGAAGGATCGCTTCATGAGCTACGAAGGCCCCGCAATCATCATTGGCGAAGGCACGGAGATCGAGGCTGAGATCGAGCTACGCGCCAACCTGTCTGAGCCTCTGAAGTCCTGGGGAGGCTCCGGAACGGCGAGCCTCGCTGGGCCTCCGCCCCTGCTGCTGGACCAGGTCACGATCCGCCTGCCGAACGGCCGCGAGGGCACAGCGCGCGTCGATATGAGCTGGGGCACCGGCGACACTCATACACGCGTGGAGATTCACGGTTCTGGGATGCCGCCGTTCGACGTCTGACCTGGCTTGACACCACCCCTGTGGATAACCCATGATCGAGGCGTCTCCGGCATGCCCGAAGACATGACGAGCCCCGCCACCGCGCGGGGCTTTCGCACGTCCAGGGGGTGAACGATGCCCAACCCCCCGCCCCTCACCGACACCGAACGCCAGCAGATCCGCGACCTCCACCACCAAGGCCTCGGCTGCAACGCCATCGCACGAGAGCTCGGCCGCGACCGATCCACCATCAGCCGCGCCGCCGCCGACATGGGCATCACCTTCGACCGCAAGCAGACCCGGCAGGCCACCGCCGCCCGCGCCGCCGACAACGCCGCCACCCGCGCCCAGCTCGCCTCCGACCTCCTCGCCGACGCCGTACGACTCCGCAAGCAACTCTGGGAGCCGTGCACGATCCACTCCTTCGGCGGCCGGGACAACAGCTACAACTGCATGGACGTCGACGAGCCGCCGTTCCGGGACAAGCGCGACATCATGGGCACGGCAGGCATGGCCATTGACAAGGCGCTCCGCCTCACGGACTACGACGCCAACAGCGGCGCGTCCGAAGCCCGCAGCATGCTCTCCGCGATCGCCGAAGCGCTGGAAGTCGCCGCCCAGCACCTGCCGGACGACGAGGCGTGAACCTCGACGCCCTCGGCCGCGTACTCTCCCCCAAGCAGCTCCGTTCGATCGTGGGCGCGCTGGCCACGCCCCAGATCGCCCTGTGGGCCGGCGCGGTCTCCTCGGGCAAGACCATCGCCAGCCTGCTCGCGTTCCTCATCGCGGTCATCCGCGCACCCGACCACGGGCTGATCGTCATCGTCGGCCGCACCCTGCAGACGATCGAGCGCAACATCATCGACCCCCTCCAGTCCTCGACCCTCTTCGGGTTCCTGGCCGGGCAGATCCACCACACCAAGGGCTCCACCACCGCGGTCATCCTCGGCCGCACCGTCCACCTCGTCGGCGCCTCCGACGCCAAGGCCGAGGGCAGGATCCGCGGCGCCACCATCGCCCTTGCCTACGTCGACGAGGCGACGCTGGTGCCTCAGGGCTTCTGGATGATGCTGCTGTCCCGCCTGCGCGTACCCGGCGCGAAGCTGCTGGCCACGACGAACCCGGACGGGCCGGCGCACTGGCTCCGCACCGACTTCCTCCTGCGCGGCGCCTCGGTCGGTGTGAGGAGCTGGCACTTCACCCTCCGCGACAACCCGTCGTTGGAGCAGTCGTACATTGACCTGCTGATGGCCCAGTACGTCGGCCTGTGGCGGCGCCGGTTCATCGAGGGCGAATGGTGTCTGGCGGCCGGGGCGATCTACGACATGTGGGACCCAGCCCAGCACGTCGTGCGCGAGGTGCCGCCCATCACCCGGTGGATCAGTGCGGCGGCCGACTACGGGACGACGAACCCGTTCCATGCCGGGCGCCTGGGCCTGGGCGCCGATCAGCGACTGTATCTCACGCACGAGTGGCGCTATGACTCCAAGCGCGAGTATCGGCAGCTCACGGACGTCGAGTACAGCGCGCGGTTCCGCGACTTCCTCGATCGGACGGGCGGCCGGCCGCCGTACACCGTCATCGACCCGAGCGCGGCCAGCTTCCGGACACAGCTCCACGAGGACGGGCTGACGTCGACGTCCGGGGACAACGAGGTCGTGCCGGGCATCATGACCGTGGCCTCGCTGCTGGCCACGGACCGGCTGAAGATCGCAGGGTCCTGCCCGGAGATCGCCAACGAGTTCCCGGGCTACTCCTGGGACGAGGACAAGGCCGAGCAGGGCGATGACGTGCCGGTGAAGGTCGCCGATCACGGGCTGGACATGATCCGGTACGGCATCCACACGACGCGGGCGATCTGGCGGCACCAGCTGCGCGCGCCCGTGATCCCTCAGGCCGCGTGAGCGCTGCTCTACTTGTGAGTACCTTGCGGGAACATCTCGTTCCCGCAACCCAGAAAATCAAGATCAAACCGAGCCCTGGAGCACCCTCATGTCTCCCGACATCTTCAACCGTTTCACCTTCCACCCCGCCAAGACGCCCGAGAGGGCCAAGCAGCACGACGACATCCGCGACGCCTGCCGCGCCCTTGCCTCGGTGCTCGACTACGTCCTCCCGCCGGGCCGCGAAAAGGCGTGCGCGATCACCAAGCTGGAGGAGGCCATGTTCTGGGCCAACGCTGCCGTCGCGCGCCAGGGCGACCCGGCGTGACTCCGGAACAGGCGGCCGAGCGCGCTGCCGAGATCGGCATCTACCGCGAGCGCGCCCACCTCATCGCCCACCTCGCCACCCAATACCCGGCCTACTTCGCCTACAGCGACCCGGACGAGCCCGACTGGCCCGTCATCTACATCACCACCCCGCAGGGCCAGCTGTCCTGGCACATCGCGCCCGACGACCTCGACCTCTTCCCGCACGTCCCCAAGCTGGGCGTCGACGAGGCCCCACTCTGGGATGGGCACACGACGGCGGAGAAGTACGAGCGTCTGGCCGCGGTGGTGTGCGGTTGGACACCACCCGGCGTCCGCAGAGTCGTGCGCCTCATCCTCGAACCCACCACCGACGGCTGGTCAGCCTCGTCCCCCGACGTCACCCGCATAGCCGACTCCGCGCCCACTCTGGACGAGCTGAAGTCCAAGGTGAACGCCCGGCTTGACGAATGGCTCGCCTGAAAGGAGCGCCCTCATGCCGCTGCCGAGCGGCGGCGTCTGGCCGCCCCGACACCTCCAACCCATCTACAGCCACTACAGCCTCCTCGACACGTGGTATCGCGGCGTGCCCGAGGAACTGGCCGCGATGTACGGCGGCCAGCAGCCAGCCAACAGGCCGTCCCAGCTGCGTGGCGGTCTGGTCGGCTGGGCGGCGCGCATGTTCTGGGGCCAGCCCACGCCGCAGGGCGAGAAGCTGACCAAGCTGCACATCCCGGTCGCGTCGGATATCGCCACCATGAGCGCGGACCTGATGTTCAGCGAGCCGCCGTCGATCACGTGCGAGAACGAGCAGACCCAGGCCCACCTCGACGACATGCTCCCCCAACTCCAAGCCACCCTCCTGGAGGGCGCCGAGGTCGGGGCCGCGCTCGGCGGCTACTACCTGCGCGCGGTGTGGGACCCGGATGTCGCGCCCGCGCCGTGGCTGTCTGCGGTGCACGCTGACGCTGCCGTACCGGAGTGGCGGTTCGGCCGGCTGCACGCGTGCACGTTCTGGCGGATTCTGGAGTCCGACGACACCACCTGCTGGTGGCACCTGGAGCACCACCAGCCGGGCAGCATCCAGCACGCCCTCTTCAAGGGCGCGCCGGGCCAGCTGGGCGACCAGATGCCACTCACCGCCCACCCCGAGACGGAGAAGCTCAAGCCCGTCGTCACCACCGGCATCGACCGATGCACCGCCATCTACATCCCCAACATGAGGCCCAACCGGACGTGGCGGAACTACCCCGCCGGCGCCAACCTCGGCCGCAGCGACTTCGACGGCCCGGTGCTCGGCCTCATGGACGCCCTCGATGAAACCTGGACCAGCTGGATGCGAGACATCCGCCTCGCGAAGGCCCGGCTGATCGTGCCCTCGTCGTACCTGGAGAACGCCGGTCGAGGGAAGGGCTCCTACTTCGACCTCGATCGCGAGCTGTACGAAGCGGTGAACCCGCTCGTCAACAGCGAACGCCTGGAAATCTCGCCGCAGCAGTTCGCGATCCGGTTCGAGGAGCACCGCGAAACTCAGGCCGAGCAGCTGGCCGCGATCCTGCGCGCCACCGGCTACAGCTCGCAGAGCTTCGGCCTGGGCGACGACGGGGTGGCGATCACGGCGACCGAGGTGTCCGCGAAGGAGCGCAGGTCGCTCACCACGCGGGCGAAGAAGGGCCTCTACACCCTCCCGGCTCTGGGCGACGGCCTGGAGATGCTCCTCCAGCTCACCGCCGAGCAGTTCCCCGGTCTGGGCGTCGTCCCGGAGCGGCCGACCATCGTGCTCGCCGACTCCGTCAGCCCGGACATGCTGCAGCTGGCGCAGGTCGCCGAACTGTGGCGGCGCGCCGAAGCCGCGAGCGACGAGACCCTCGTCCAGATGTTGCATCCGGACTGGGACGACAAGCAGGTGAAGGACGAGGTCAAGCTCATCGGGGACGCGCGGCCGGACCCGCTCGCCGACCTCAGCGCGTTCGGGCAGCCGCCCGGGGTCGAGCCCGGTGAGGAAGGGCAGGACGGGCCGCCCGGCCGCGAGGAATGATGACGGTATGAGCTACGTCGGCCCGGCCATCCTCACCACCTCGCTTCAGAAGATCGACATCGACATCGCACTGGCCACCGATGAGGAACCCCTCCCGAATGGGGGTGTGATCCGGTCCTGGACGGCCGAGTTCACCACCACCGCCTCGCCCGTACCGCTCGCCGGGGAGTGCGCGATCGTGTTGCCGGATGGCCGCCAGGGGCGCGCAGTAATCACGGGATGGCAGGCCGATTCCGGAAGTGCCCACGTGGGCTTGCTGTCCGGGCAGGGTCCGCTCTCCGCTCATCCGGAGCACCGCGAGGAGTGGCGTCCCGCACAGTAGGAGATCGGCGGTGGTTTCGTGGCCGCCCCCACCGTTGACGACCTCGTCACCACGCTGCTCGATCTGTACACCGGGGTCGAGCGCAGGCTGGCCCGCGACATCGCCACCTCGCTGCGCGCGGATATCGACTCCCCGGACTGGGCGCAGGCCAAGCTGCGCGAGCTGACCGCGCTGCGCAGGCGGATCGAGGTCATCCTCGCCAAGCTCGGCCAGGACTCCGACGATCGAGTACGGCAGGCCATCGCGCTCGCGGCACAGCGCGGCGGCCAGCAGGCGCTCCGTGAGCTCCAGATCCAGGCCGACGCGCCGCTGCCCGACCTGGCCAGCGCGCTGGAGGCGCTCCCCGGGATCGGCGCCCTCATCAGGCTCGCACGGGAACTGGCGCTCACCCTCCGCTCGACGCACACCCAGATCCTCCGCTGGAGCCTCGACGTCTACCGCGAGGTGATCGCCCGCGCCGCGCTGCCGGACGTGCTCGTAGGGGTGCAGACCCGACGACAGGCCGCACAGCACGCCTGGGAAAGCTTCCTCGACAAGGGGATCACCGGGTTCACTGACACCGCGGGCCGCCGCTGGGAGCTCGCCTCCTACGTCGAGATGGCCGTGCGCACCGGCACCCACCAGGCCATGCGACAGGGCCACATGGACCGCCTGGTCGATGCCGGTGAGGACCTCGTTATCGTCAGCGACTCGCCACGCGAGTGCGAGCTCTGCAGGCCCTGGGAGCGGCGTGTCCTCTCCCTGTCCGGGCAGACCGGCCGGGTGCTGCGCGAGGACGAGATCGTCGACGACCGCATCATCGCCGTGAACGTCGTCCCCATCGCGGTCGCGCGCGCGGCCGGGCTCTTCCACCCGAACTGCACGCACTCCACGAGCCTCTACCTGCCCGGCGTCACGCGGGTGGACAACGCGGTCCACGACCCGGACGGCTACGAGGCCAAGCAGAGGCAGAGGGCGATCGAACGCCACATCCGGAAGTGGAAGCGCCGCTCCGCGGGCGCCCTCGACCCACTCGCCAAGCGCCGCGCTGACACAAAGGTCCGCGAGTGGCAGACCGCGCTGCGCGCCCACATCGACGAGCACGGCCTCAAGCGGCTCCGCTACCGCGAGCAGATCGGCCGCGCCCGCTAAAGCTCCGCCCTGGCGAGACGCCACGGCGGCACCGAGCACCAGGACGTGAGGTCCCGGCGCCCATCTGAAGGAGAACAGCCGCATGGCTGACGACGACACCACGACCGACGACACCACCCAGGACGACACGACGACCGGCGGCGGGACGTCCCAGTCGAACGACGACCTGGCTGGTCTGAAGTCGGCGCTCGCCGCCGAACGCGAGCAGCGCAAGACCCTGGAGAAGCAGGCCAAGGCCAACTCCAAGGCGGCCGAGGAGCTGGAGAAGCTCAAGGCCGCAGCCATGAGCGACCAGGAGAAGGCCGTCGCCGCGGCCAAGGCCGAAGGCGCGACGGAGGCGTCCAAGACGTTCGGCGCCAAGCTCGCGGCAACCGCGTTCCGGGCCGCGCTGGCCGAGGCCGGGCTCAAGCTCGGCGACGCCGCCGACCTGATCGACACCACGAAGTTCGTCACCGACGACGGCGACGTCGACGAGTCCGCGATCAAGAAGGCCGTGGATCGGCTGGCCAAGCTCGCCCCCAAGACCCCGCCCAGCTCGGGCGGTGATTTCGGCGGCGGCAACGGCTCCGCCGGCACCAGCGAGCGGCCGAAGAACCTACGCGAGGCATACGCCCGCACAAACAAGTAACCACCATCACGGAGTGTGAGTAATGGCCATCACCCTGGCGGACGCCATGCGCAACGCCAGCAGCGACGTCGATTACGCAGTGATCGACGAAACCCGGCGTACGTCGTGGCTGCTGGACCAGATCACGTTCGACGACACCGCGAACCCCACCGGTGGTGGCACGCTCGCCTACACCTACAGCCGCCTCACCCAGACCCGCGGCGGCGCCTTCCGCGCCTACAACACCGAGTACACGCCCGCGCAGGCCGGCCGCGTCCAGATCAGCAGCTCGCTCTACCCGTTCGGCGGCGCCTACAACCTGGACCGCGTCCTGGCCCACCTCGGCCAGGCCCGCACCGACGAGATGGCCTTCCAGACGTCGGAGCTGATCAAGGGCTGCCGTGTCACCTTCGCCGACCAGCTCGTCAACGGCGACCACGCCAGCAACGCGCTCGGGTTCGACGGCCTCGACGTCGCCCTCACCGGCTCGGTGACGGAGCACTTCCAGAACACGTCCACCTACTACGTGGACTGGTCCGCGGCCACCGTCGACACTGCCGAGAAGTCCATCACCGTCTCCGACCAGCTCGACGAGTTCTTGTCGTTGATGAACGACCAGCCGACCGCGCTGCTCGGCAACCGGGTCCTCATGACCCGCATCAAGGCCATCGCCAAGCGCGCAGGCCTCTACACGAAGGAGTCCGACGACCTCGGCCGCGTCATCGAGCGGTACGGCAACGCCGTCCTCGTCGACCTCGGCACGAAGAACGACGACTTCACCGGCAACAGCTACATCGTGCCGATCGAGACTCGGGACCCGGACGGCGGTGGAGGCGGCGGCAACATCACCAACCTGACCGACCTGTACGCGGTCCGGTTCGGGATGGACGCTCTGCACGGCGCCAGCGTGGCGGGCCGTCAGCTGATGCGGACCTGGGACCCGGACTGGGACACGGCCGGCGCGGTCAAGACGGGCGAACTCGAAATGGGTCCGGCGACGCTGGTGCTCAAGCACGCCCGCTCGTGCGGCGTCTTCCGCAACATCAAGGTCAAGTAGGAGGCCACCGTGAGGTACTTCGAGATCCACAGCCCGCGGCCGGACTTCACCGGCCGCGTCGGCGCCATCTCCTTCGCCGACGGCGTCGCCCGCGTGTCCTTCGACGACGCCCGCGACGAGTCCGGCGAGTGCGAGGCCGACTATCCGATGGTGCAGACCGGCCGGTCCGCCGTCCTGTTCGCTCAGCGTCGTCCTGGCTACCAGGTGGTCGAGGTGGACGCGTCCGGCCAGCCGCTGCCCGACCCAGCAGAGAAGCCGAAGTCGCGGCGAGCCCCGGCCAAGCAGACCCCCAAGGAGCCCGAGCAGAAGCAGGGCGACGACACCAAGAAGGAGGGCGAGTAGTCGTGACTGTGCTCGGCCGCTACTACGAGGGCGTCATCGCCGACGCCGCCGCGCTCGACCTGCCGTTCAACGCCCTCCCCGGACAGGACCAGTCCGCGTTCGTGCGTTCCAACATCCCCGCCTGGGCGTGCACGTCCGACCTGGCCGCGACCTCGTCGGGGGTGGCGATCGGCACCCGCATCTGGCTCCGCAAGGGCGACCTGATCACGAACATCGCGTTCGTCGCGGGCAACACCGCGGAGAACACCCCGACGCACAGGGCGCACGCCCTGTATGACCCGGACGGGGCGCTGCTCGCGCAAACCGCGGACACCCTCACCGCGGCGTGGGCGGTCAACACCGCCAAGAAGCTCGCCCTGGCCACGCCGCAGGTCATCAAGAAGGACGGCTTCTACATCGTCGCCACCACCACCACGGCGACCACCACCGTGAACACGCTGATCGGGTGCGCTCCGATCGTCACCGCAGCGGCTGCGGTCGGCGGTAAGTCGCCCGGATTCACCTTCGGCAGCGGGCTGGACGGCGTGTTCCCGGCAACCACCGGCAGCCAGACGGCCGTGGCCAAGTGCCCGATCGCGATCGTGAGCTAGGAGGACGGCGACATGGCACGGACTGCTCTCACCGCCACCAAGCTCACCGAGGCCGGCATCGACCCCGAGGCCGTCGACACCGCGGCCGAGCTGACCGACGGCAACTCGTTCCAGTGGGCGCCGCACCGGCTCTTCGTGGTCCTCAACGGCGACGACGCCGCGCTGACTCCCACGTTCGTCAACCCGAGCGTCGTGGGGCCGTCCTCGCTGGCCGTTGCCGACCTGCCGGGGAACGCGGTCGCCGCGGGCAAGTGGCGGCCGTACGGCCCGTTCGACGCGTCGTACCGGCAGCCGGACGGGTCGGTGTGGGTCAACTACGCCGGGACGACCCCGACCAACGTGACGGTCGCCGTCTTCGACGCCTGATGAGCCCGCGGGCGGGCGATGGCTGAGGGTGCTGCGACCCGCCCGCGACCACCTGGGAGGTGCCCATGGCGTATGCGACCAGCAGCGACTACCAGACGTACACCGGGCAGACGCCGCCCGAGGGTATCGCCCTCCTGCTGACCCGGGCCTCGCGTGAGGTGGACACCGTGCTCCTCAGCAGCGTCTATCCCGTCGACGAGGATGGCCTGCCGACCGAGGCCGCGCACATTACCGCCGTCATGGAGGCGACGTGCGAGCAGGTGGCCGCGTGGGTGGAGGAGGGCGAGACGGGCACCGGCACGTCAGGCAAATGGGACGACGTACGGATCGGCTCGGTACAACTCGCCAGCCGGGGGCGCGGCTCACAGGCCGGGGCGGGCGGTGGAGGCTCGGCCGCCGCCCGCCTCGCACCACAAGCGTGGGAGGTCCTGCAACTGGCCGGCCTGACTGGCCACTCGCCGCGCACGAACCGCTGCGCCGGGGTGGCGGATGGGTAGCATCCCGGCCTGGCTCCTCCGCCACACCGTCGAGGTCGAGCCGCACGAGGGCGAAGGCCCCTTCGGCCCCGAGTACGGCAACGCGGTCACGGTGAAGTGCTTCGTCGACGACAAGCTCCAGAAGATCCTCGACAACACCGGCGAGGAGATCGTGGCCCGCACCGTCATCTACATGCCCCTCGACACCACGTGCCCGGTCGGCTCCCGCGTCACCGTCAACGGCCGCAAGGCGCAGGTCCTCGCCGCGCTCCGCCGGGACGGTGGCGGTCTCCCGACGCCGGATCATCTGGAGGTGGCACTCCAATGACGCGCGCCCGACTCAAGCTCAACACCAAGCAGATCCGCGCACGCCAGCGTGCGGGCGCGGTGCGCGGCCTACACAAGGCCGTCAACCACCTCCACGAACGTTCAACAGCGGTGGCGCCAATCGAGGAGACCACGCTGATCAACAGCGCGGTCGCCAGCGTCGACGAGGGCGCACTCCGCGCCGCGGTGAGCTACGACACCGTCTACGCGGTCCGCCAGCATGAGGAGCTGACCTGGCGGCATGACCCGGGGCGGCAGGCCAAGTATCTGGAGGGCCCGCTCGTCGAGGAGTCCGCGATGATGCTGGAACTGATCCGCGCCCAGATCCGGCGGTCGCTCCGTTAACTCCGTTGGGCCGCGTCGAGCAGGGCGCGCACGTCAGCCACAACGTGCTGCAGGAACGTGGCCACTGCGTCCGCCTCGGCCGCATCTGCTGTTTCCACGTCGCCCACGGGCTGAAAGTCGGCCGGCACCAGCGCCGGGCCGATCTGCCAGAAGTCGCCGTAGCGCTCCTCCAGGAACAGCTTCTTCACGTTGTCCCAGTCGAGGCCTTCAACGGCCTCCAGACGGTGCGCGATCTCGCTCAGGTCCATGCATCCAGTGTCGCAGGGGCGGTGGTGCTGATGACGCTCCTGGAGGAGCTGCTCGCGCTGCTCGGCCAGCTCGACCTCGACCTCGGCCCGGCCTTCTCGCCGAAGATGCCCGCGACCCCGGATCGTTGCGTGGTCCTGGCCCGGTACGGCGGCGCCGAGTCGCGGCTGGCCGACAACTACGACGAGGTCAGGGTCCAGTTCCGGTGCCGCGGCCCGGCCGCCGACCCCCGGATCGCCGAACGCGACGCCGAGCTCATCTACGACCGGCTCAACGGCCTGGCCGGGATCACGCTCGCGGGCGGCACCTGGCTGTCCCAGCTCGTCGCCCTCAACGGCGGCCCCGTCTACATCGGCCAGGACGCCAACAAACGCGACGAGTACGTCATCAACTTCCGCGCCGAGATCTCTCGGCTCAGCACGCACAGGGAGAACCCGTGACCGCAGTCCAGATCCCCGCGCGGGACATCATCCTCGAAGTCGAGTCTCCGACGCCGGACACGTGGCTCCGCGTCGAGAACCTCAAGAACGTCACCATCAACCGGGCCGAGAACGAGGAGACCGCCGACCTCACCAACTACGACTCGGACGGCTCCTACGAGCAGTGGATCATGCAGCGTGGCGCCTCGATGGCCCTCGCCGGCGACGAGCTCAAGGACCACCTCACCGGCGCCCTCCAGCCAGGCCGCGGCCGCGTCGAGCAGATGGCCGGAGAAGACAAGGTCGGCTTCGACTCCATCGGCCGTGTCCGCTTCCGGCACCCGATGGACTCCCAGTGGAAGATCTGGAGCGCGACCTTCAGCGTGGGTGAGACCGGCGGCGAGACCAATCCGGTGTCCGCGTGGGCGGCCACGATCACGAAGTCGGGCAAGACCACCCTGGCGGCGGTGGCCTGACCATGTCGAACTCCGAGCCGATCGACCCCAACGCCGACCTGCATCAAGCCATTGACCAGGCGGTGGCCGAAGCGGACGAGCACCAGGCGTTCGACGACTTCTGGGCCGAGGTCCAACGCGAAGAAGCTGCCGAGCGCAAGGGCCCGCCAACCCAGGTCATCCGTGGCATCACCGTCACAGTGCCCTACGACCTGCCGTTGCTGTTCGAGCGCAAGACCGACCAGATGCGCGAATCCGGTTCCGAGGAGACGTTCAAAGAGCTCCTCGCCGAGTTGTTCGGCGCCGACGTGCTCGACGCGTGGATCGAGGCCGGGATGACCTCCCGGGAGTTCGAAGTCGTCCTCGCCTGGGGGATGGCGAACGGCAAGGGCCGTGAGATGACCTTCCGGGAAGCGTACGAGATGGTCAGGGACAAGCAGCAGGGAAAAGCGAAGAGCTCGACCCGGAAGAGCGGCGGATCCGGAAGTACTGGACGCTCATCGAAGCGGACTTCCGGCGCGAATACCACCTCACGCCGCGGCAGATAGGCCAGCTCACCCGCCGCGAGTTCGCCGCCCTCGTCGTCGGCCTCTCCAAGGACTCGATCTACCGCCTCGTCACCGCCAACGCGCCCCTGGAGCTCCGCGGTGAACAGGCCCAGGCCTACCTGAACACGCTCTGACCTGCGCGAGAGGCGGTGACCTCTCGTGAGCATGACCGTGGGCGAGCTCGTCGGCTACATCGACGTGGAGGACAGGCCATTCCACCGCAGCATCGACAGCGTCGAGCGGAAGTTCCACCGACTCGACTCCGCGGTCAGCTCGACCAGCGGCTCGATCGAGTCCACAGTCGCCTCAGCGTTCGCCCGGGTGGCCGACGCCATCGGCGACGGCATGGACCCAGACGAGGCCCTGGCCGATCTCGCCCAGCTCGTCGACGGCGTCGAGGACGCTCTCAAGGCGACGGAGAGGGAAGCCCGCAGGGGCGGCCGGCGCACTGGGATGGCGCTCACGGACGAGCTTGGCGACGCGCTGGCCGCAGCCGAGGACGTCGCAGGCGTTGCGGGCGAGCGGGCGGGTGACGCGTTCGTGCGCGGCGCGGATGGCAGGCTGCGTGACGGGCGCGGCAGGTTCGTGGCCGAGGGCAAGAACCTCTTCGACGGTCTCGGCGACGGGGCCGAGCGCAACGGCTCCAGGATCACGAGCTCGCTCGGCAGCGCGTTCGACGTAGCCCAAGCGGGGGTCGCCGGGGTGCTCGGCGTCTCCAAGTTCGCCACCGTCGCAGTCGTCGGGCTCGGCGTGGCGGCGCTGGCCACGGCTGCGGCTGTCGCCGCGATCGGCGGCGCTCTCACCCTCGGAGTGGTGGGGCTGGGCGCCTTCCTGGCCGCCAACAAGGAGGTCAAGAAAGAGCTCACCGACCTCGGCAAGTCGGCACTGGAAGTCTTCCAGAAGGCCGCAGCCCCGCTGCGCGGCCCAATCCTCGACGGGCTGGAGCGGCTCCAGGGCAAGATCCTCCCGCTCGGCGACATGCTCGCCGAGGTCTTCCGCAAGAGCGCCCCCCTGATCACGAAGGCTTTCGATGTCGCGCTCGACGTCATCGACAACCTGATCGACAAGTTGCCCGGCATCGTCGAGCGCGGCATGCCGGTCGCCGAGTTCTTCCTGAACACGCTGGGCGGCGCGGTCTCCGGATTCTTCAACTTCATCGCCTGGGGCCTCGTCAAGATCGAGGAGTTCAAGGCCGCGTGGAACGACTCCGGCACCACCCTGGGGGCCTGGGCCGCCCGCGTGGGCGAGATCGTCGCCCAGGTCAAGGCGTTCTTCGGCGACGTCTTCGCCACCGTCCAGCAGTGGATCGGCGACAACCAGGGCAAGATCTCGGAGTGGGGTGCTTCCCTCGAATCCGGGTGGAAGACCGCGTCCGACGCGATCTCCTCCGCCGTCGAGTTGATCTCGCTGCTGTGGGACGAGTTCGGCGACGACATCCTCGACCAGCTCGCCAATCTGGTCGACACCTTCCTCGGCATCTGGAATGGCCTCTGGCAGACCATCGGCGGCATCCTCGAAACCGCCATCGGCCTCTTCACCGGCGACTGGGACCGGGCCGCCAAGGGTCTGGAGAAGATCTGGGATGGCCTCTGGAAGATCGTCGAATCCATCCTCGTCGGTGCGGTCAAGTCCATTGGCAATCAGATGCTGGCCGCCTGGGAGTACGTCACCGGCATCACCAACCTCAGCTGGTCCAAGGTCACCAAGACCATCTCCGACGCCGTCAAGCTGGCGGTCACCTACGTCAAGTCGATCCCCGACAAGATCAAAGCAGGGTTGGGCAACCTGGGCGCTCTGCTCGTCCAAGCGGGCCGTGATCTCATCAATGGCCTGGTCAACGGCATCAAGGCGACGGCGTCACAGGCTGTGGATGCGGCCAAGGGCGTGGTCAAGTCCGCCGTCGACGGGGCCAAGAACCTCCTCGGCATCAGCTCCCCGAGCCGGGTCTTCGCAGAGATCGGCCGCTGGACCGTAGAGGGCTTGATCCAGGGCCTGACCTCGGAAGAAGGCCGGGCCGTCGACACCGTCAAGCGGATGGTCGATCAGATCAAGGCCGCCTTCGCGTCGATGCCGGAGACGAAGGACCACCTGCTCGCGTTCGTGACCAAGGGGAACGACTCGCTGGCCAAGCTGGCCGATCAGCGCGAGGCGTTGGTGAAGCGGCTGGCGGAGGCGAAGGAGTACGCCAAGCAGGTTGCCGGCGACGCGGCCGAGTGGGCGTCGATCACGGGCCTGTCCGAGGAGGAGCTCAACAGCGGCGACTTCTCCGGAGCGTTGAAATCGAGGGCCCAGCAGATCAAGGACTTCGCCAACGACATCAAGCGCTTGGCCGAGCGCGGCCTGAACAAGACCACGTTGAAGCAGATCATTGACGCGGGTGTCGAGGGCGGCGGGTCTCTGGCGGAGATGTTGGTCGGCGCGGACGGGTCGGAGATCAAGGCGATCAACCGAGCGCAAAAGCAGATCGACAACATGTCGAAGCAGCTCGGGAAGAGCGGCGCGGACGCCCTGTACGACGTGGGCAAAAAGGCCGGGGACGGCTATCTGAAGGGCCTCCAGGATTCGCTGAAGAAGATCGACGCCGAGATGACGAAGATCGTCAAGGCTCTGGTGTCGGCGATCAAGCGCGAGCTCAAGATCAAGTCGCCGTCGCAGGTGATGGCCGACGTCGGCCTCGACACCATGGCCGGCCTCGCCCTCGGCATCACCGCCGGTGGGCCGCAGGCGATTTCCGCGATCACCGGCGTCGCCACCCAGATCGCCACTCAGGCGGCCGGGAGTCTCGGCCGCATGGTGTCGGGGATGCAGCCCGGCGGGCCCGTGGACGCGTCCGTCGCGACGGCGGGCGGCCGTGTCGGTGGGTCGGCTGGTACTGGCCTGGACGGCGTCTCCCAGGGTCCGCCGCCCGCGTCCGGGGTGACGGTCAACGTCAACATGGCCGGGGCGAACTTCCCGGAGCTGGCCGACACCTACCGGATCGGCAGCGACATCGGTTTCAACGTCATGGCCCAGGGGCTCGTCTAGGAGGTCAGCGTGAGTGAGCTGCAGGGGTACAGCGAGGCCGACCTACGGCGGCTCCGGTCGGTCGCGGCCCGGCCGCGCGGCTGGTCACACCAGATCCGGCCGGTCGTCCGCGAGTACCGGGACATCGTGACCGGCCACTGGATCAAGGTCACCACGGACCACCACGGCAACAAGATCCGCCTGCGCTGGACGGGGCAGGACGCGCGCGTCGTCCTGCCCCACCTCAACTTCAACCCGTGGACGGGCGTCACGATCAGCAAGGAGTACCGAGGATGAAGAGGATCGTCCGTCACGGCCAGAAGGCCCGGCAGGCGGTGCGCGCCCTGGAAGACGCGCTGGAACCCATCGAGGAAGCGCTGTACGCGGCGAAGGAGGCACATTGGGAAGCCGTCGAGGGCGGCGACCCGGAAGCGATCCGCGCCGCGAAGGCCGCCAAGGTCGAGGCCGCCACCCGCATGGAGGAGACACGCACCTGGCTGCGGCGCGAGGCCGAGATCGACAAACTCCAGACCCGCACGATTCCCCGCCTGGAGGAGATCCTCGCAGGGCCGATGCTGGTCAAGACCGGCAAGAACGACGCCCGGGAGGATCCGCAGGCCCGCGCCGAGGTGGAGCTCACGCTCGTCGCCGCCCACGCCGAGCTGGAGGCGCTGACCGCGCTCGCCGTACCGCTCCGGCAGCAGTTGGCGGCGCTCGGCGGGGTGGTGGTCGGTGATCCGGTGCCGCCGGATCTGCCGCCCGGCAGCGCGGACGTGACCGCCCCCTCGATCACCGTGACGTCGCGCACCCGCGCCACTGCCAGGAAGGACAGCTGATGGCATCCGGTGTGTACCTGCCGACGTTCGAAGACATTTTGGACGCGACCGCGCTGGGCCTCGTCTGGGACGCCGAGGACCACCAGGCCGCCCTCTACAACGCCACCAAGGCGGGCGCGGTCGACTACAACGCCAACACCGCCTACAGCGCGACGAACGAGATCAGCGGCACCGGCTACACGGCGAAGGGCGTCGTGGTGACCAACACCGCCTTCACCCGGCCCGGCGCAGGAGTGAGCAAGTTCAGCTCGAACGCCTTCCAGTGGACCGGCTCAACGCTCAGCGGCGTGCGGTTCATCGACTTCTTCGCCGAGGGGGTCAGCGGTGACCCGCTCATGTTCGGCGTCGACCTGGTCTCGCCCTACAACACCTCGGACGGGACGCTGCTCGTCACCCCGCACAGCAACGGGCTCGTGACGTTCGACCTGACCCCGTCGTAGGTTCCGCGCCCCGCCCGCCCACTCACCCGTAGACGAGGAGGTGGGCAGTGGCGATCGCAATCGATGGCGCGTCTCCGGCGGTGGCCGACGACGACAGCACCACGGTGACCACCGCGAGTTTCACCCGCCCGGCCAGCGGGTTGCTGGTGGCGATGGTGGCCGCCCTCTCGGCGGACGCCCCCGTAGTGTCCGGCGGCGGCCTCACCTGGACCCGGCGTGTCGAGCGGAGCGTCGATGGGCCGTGGGTGGAGATCTGGACGGCTCCGGTCACCGGCTCCGGCGCGATGACCGTCACGCTGACCATCACGAGCTCGCTCGGCGTGGTGGCGGGCGCGATCAAGGTGGACGCCGTCACCGGCCAGCATGCCAGCCCGATCGGGAACAGCGGCAACAACGCCTCCACCGCCAACACCCTGTCCGTCACCGGCTACACCTCCAGCGTGGCGGGTTCGCGCGGGTTCTTCGTCGCCGTCGAGGACAACAGCCTCGGCGCGGTGACCGTGGCCGGCGGCGACAACGGGTTCCCGTTCACCGCCACCCACGCGTTCGGCGACTTCTACGGCATCGCCATCCGCAAGGCCGCCAACACCCCCACCAGCGGCTCGGCGGTGTCGTTCAGTGCGGATGCGACCGGGACCGACCCCGCCGACTGGACGTGGGCGGCGCTGGAGATCAAACCCGCATCCACAGACGCCTCGGTTGAGACGACCACGGTCGCGACAGCCGCCACGGTGCCAGGCGTCGTCGCCACCGCGTCCGCCTCCCCGGTCCCGGCCACCACCGCCACGACTACGACGGTGCCGGACGCGGCCATCTCGGCAGGGTCCACCACCCACCCGGACACCGTCCCGGTCATCACCAGCGTGCCGGATCCGTCGGTGACGACGGAGAACACCGAGGTCGTCGAACCCGCCACCATCGCCGCGACCGCAGACGTCCCGGCCCCGCAGCTGGCTGTCAGCTCCAACGCCACCCTCGCCACCATCGCGGCCGTCCTCCAGCTGTACGCGCCCACCATCCAGGCAGACGCGCACGTCACCCTGTCCCCGGTCGCGGTGGCCGCCGCCGTCCCCGCGATCATGGCGACGGTCCCGGTCCTGCCCGGCGACGCGATCACGCAGCCGGGTCAGATCGAGTGGAACGGCTTCCTGCTCGGCAGCCTGACTCCGTACTCCTGGCAGGAGCTGACCGGGTGGATCGACAGCGCACCGTGGATCAGCGGCAACGTCGACCGGCCCGACAGCTCAGGCTCCTACCCGGGCCAGCCGTACAGCGGCGAACGCGTCATCAACTGGGGCATGCTCATCAAAGCCCCGCGCGACCAGATCGGCCAGGCCGTACACGACCTCATCATGGCCACCGGCCCCGCCCAGACCGAGGATGAGGACTGGCTGGTCATCTGGGACTTCGACGACATCCAACCCCGGCTCGTCCGCGCCTTCCTGTCCGACCGCAAGCCCGGCCCGATCGACCGCCGCGCACGGCTCGGCCTGATGCACGGCGGCCTCCAATGGACGGCCTCCGACCCGCGCCGGTATGACCCAGTCCGCTCCTCGCTCACCATCGCCAAGGACGTGCAGACCAGCATCCTCAACGACGGCAACGACGCCACCCCCGGAGAGCTGCGCTTCCCCGGCCCGGCCACCGGCGTCCAGGTCGAGAACCTGACCAACGACCGGGTGATCGCCTTCGACACCGTCATCGCCGAGGGACAAACCCTGGTCGTCGAGGTGACAGACGGCAGGGTCTTCATCGGCGAGACGGATCACCTCCACGACCTCGTGCAGGGTTCCACCTCGGTCAAGGACTTCGTGTTCGACCCCGGCGCCAACGAACTGCTCTACACCGCAGATACCGGCGGCAGCGCCGGTATGGAGACGTTCTGGCGCCACGCCATCAGCTAAGGGGGTGGACTCGTGCCCGGAACTGCCGCACCGCGCGCCGGGACCGTTACCCCTGTCACGGGGCCGTTCGACCTCGTCGACGCCCCGGCCGGGGTGATGGCCGGCGACACCCTGTACGCCTTCATCACCACCAACGGTGATCTGGCCGACGTCGACATCACCGGCGGCGCCCCGTGGACGCAGCAGGCCGAGTTCGAGGGCACCCGCCTGTACGGGACCGTCGCCGGCCCGGACAACCCGAGCAGCTACAGCGTCGAGCTGGGCGACGGCGACCGTGGCCTCGTCGGGCTGCTGCACCTGCGCGGCGCCACCCTGTCCGGCATCCTGGCCGTCGTCGACTCCGGCGGCATCGCCCCCGAGGCCGGGGTCCCGTGCCCGGCCGCCTCGCCGGGGGTGGCCGCGGGCGTCGAGGTGCGCTACTGCGTCGCGGGCAACCCCATCGTGCCCATCACGTTCGCCCCGGAGGGCATGACGGTCGAGGCGCAGGCCCACGACGGGGCGAGCACCTCAGTATTTCTGGGCGCGCGCACGTCGCTCTCCAGCGCCGCCCTGCCTGTCCGCCACATCGATCCCGGCCTGGCCGTCGTCGCGGCGTGGGAGGCGTGGACGCTCATCGTCGCCCCGGGCGACTACACCCCGGAGCCGCCCCCGGTGCCCGCCTACGCGGTCAAAGGCCGCGCCCTCTACCGCTACACCGCGCACGACCTGCTGACCGGCGAATACATCGACGACCTGTACCCGCGCGACCCCGTCTACTCCAAGCGCATCCGCGAGCCCGGCCGCTTCTCCTGCTCGCTCCCCATCCCGAACACGAGGGTCGCGGCCGCGGTACGGCGGATCATCCCCAAACTCAAGAGCGATCTGACGACCGGCCCCGGCCGGGTCCAGATCCGCGTGTGGCGGGACGGCGAGCTGCGCGGCCGCTACTGGCTGACCGGCGCCCGCCTGTCACGCGGCCAGGACGGGAAGATCGCGATCGAGCTGCGCGCCAGCACCTTGGACGCGGTCTGGTTCTCGTTGCGCGTCACCGAGACCCTCGACGGCAGCGATGACGAGCAGATCGACAACGCAAGGTTCGTGCTCGCCCACGGGCTCACCAAGCTCGGCGGAGATCTCGGCATCGTCTACCAGGAGGGCGGAACCGGCGAGGTCCGCCCGCTGCTGATCAAAGCGGCCGACGCCACCTCCTACGGCCGGGTCGTGGCCGAGTTCTCCAAGACCGGGAACGGTTTCGAATACACGCTGAATGAGACCGTCGACGAGTCCGGCGACGTCGTCTCGACGTGGGTGTGGGGCGCACCCAAGATCAGCACCAGCATCCAGCACGTGTTCTCCACGTCGCCGAACGGTGGCGACATCGACTCCTACGGCCTCGACATGGACGCCCTCCGCGGCGGTACAGACTGGCAGGTCCGCGGCGGCACCCCGCAGGTCGAGGCCCAAGAGACGGCCACGCCGCTCATGTCCGAGCTCGTCACCACCCCGCACCGGGCCGCGGGCTGGCCCCGCATCGACCACCTCGTCGACCACCCCACCCAGTCACTCGACCAGGACGAGCTCGACACGCTCGCCACCTACTACGCATCCGTGGCAGGCGGCGCCCTGTGGGTGCGCACCGTCACCGTCCTGCCCTCCCGCAAGTCGACGCTCACCATGAACTCGCTGGGCGACTACGCGAGGTTGCTGATCACCGACGTGTGGCATGAGCGCGAGAACGGCGGCGCCGGCCTCGACATCTCCGAGCGCATCATCGGCATCGAAGTCCGGCCCACCGGCAAAGGCCGAGGCCGCGAAGAAGTCACCCTCACCCTCGAATCTGTGGAGGTGCCGTGACCGACCAGTACGGGGCCGACCTGGAACGCATCCTGCGCGATATGGAACGGCGCCTGCAGAAGCTGGAAGCCGCCCAGCGGGTGCGGCCCGGCCTGCAGATCGACTTCCCGAGGGGCGCCGCGGTGTCGCAGACGGACTTCGATCTGAGTGACGCACCGGCCTCCTACAACCAGGCGTACGCGCAGGCGCAGTCCACCGGCATCGCCGCGTTGTTTTTTGACCTGAAGGAACTGCTGATCAGCCTGCGCGGCGGCCCCATCATCGACAGCTGAACGGAGGCCGCGATGACGACCGTCCACGGCACCATCCACACCCCGGCCGGAGTCCCCGCCCGCGGCGCCTCCGTAGAAATCACACTCGTGGACCTGGCCGGGCGGCCGACTACCGGCCTCACCGGGGACGTCGAAGTCCTCGGCCACGTCTACCCTGCCGTCTCCGAGGACGGCGAGTGGTCGGCCACGCTCACCCCGAGCGCGGACATCACCAGCTCGACGGGCGACACGCTGTACCGGCTCGTCGAACGGGTATCCACCGGCGCATCCGCGACGTCCTACCTGTCCGTCCCGGCCAGCGGTACGCACTGGGCCGGTGACCTCGTCGTCACCCTGCCCGGGGCGGTCGCCCCCGAGCAGCTGGTCGGCTACCTGCCGCTCTCGGGCGGCACGCTGACCGGTCCGCTCACGCTGGCCGGGGCGCCGGATGAGGAACTGGAGGCCGCCACGCGCGGCTTCGTGCTCTCCAACGGCGGGGCCGGCGGAGGTGGAGGCGGGGGCGCGGTCTCCTCCGTCAACGGGTTCACCGGCGACGTGGAACTCGACTCCGCCGACATCGGCGCTGACCCGGCCGGTACGGCCGCCGCCGCAGTGACCGTGCATGAGGCCGACACCACCGCGGTGCATGGCATCGCCGACACGTCCGCGCTGGAGACCACCTCCGGATCCGCGGCCAAGGTGGCCACCCACACCGGGGCGGCTGATCCGCACGGCGACCGGGCGCACGCCGCCGGACTCGTCTCCACGCATGAGGGCGCGGGCAACCCCCACCCGGTCTACCTCACCGGCGCCGAGGGGGACGCCGCATACTCTGCGCTCGGCCACAACCACGCAGGCGTCTACGAGCCATCCGGTACGGCCAGCGCGGCTGTGACCGCGCACGAGGCGGCCGGAGACCCGCACCCCGGGTATCTGACGGCCAGCGAGGGCAACGCCGCCTACGCCACGCTCAGCCACATCCACCCGCCGAAAGACGTCTACCCGGCCAGCGCGTACGGGCTCCTGGCGATGACCGGCGACCCGATGGCGTTCATGAACAACAGCTCGTTCGGCGTCAACACCGTGATGCTCACCCGCGTCCTCATCCCCGCAGGCGCCGCCATCACCAACGTGTGGGTCGCCGTCCGCACCGCGGGCACGCATGACGCGAGCACCCCCAACAACCAGATCGCCATCTACGACGACACCGGCACCCTGGTCGCGGCGACCGCCGACGCTCCGACGCTGTGGACCGGCTCCGGTTGGCGCGGCGCCGCCCTCGTCGGCGGCCCGATCGCCGCGCAGGCCTCCGACCGCTACGTGTACGTCGCCGCGCTGGCTCGGGGTATCACCGGCTGCGTCCTCCCACACCCGTCCAGCGCGAACGACAACCAGGTCGTCTGGTTCTGTCGGCCCGCCGTCGGCACGGTCAAGCGCCGGGCGCTCTACATCTCCGGCCAGACCTCGCTCCCCGCAAGCTTCGACCCTTCCGCCGGCGGCACCGAGACGACGTTCGCCCTCCTCGCCGGAGTGTCCTAACCCTCAACCCTGGGAGTTGTGTTGAGCATGTCCGCTGAAGATCCCACCCTCGGCGAGGTCGCCCGGACCTTGGAACGCTTCGAGCGGACGACCAACGACCGCTTCGCGAGCCTGGCCACCAGCATCACCCTGATGATCACCCGAGATCTGTACGAGGCTCACCGGACCGCGCTGCTGGAGGACATGGGCCAGCTGCGCGAGGACCTCAAGCAGGAGCGGGACCGGCGGGCGGCCGACCGGCGCATGGTCGTCTCCGCGCTCCTGGCCGCCGGGCTCGCGATCGTCGTCGGCATCCTCAACGTCGCCCTCAAGAACGGGATCGGAGGCTGACCGTGGGCCAGCTCATCTCCCGCGCCGGATGGGGCGCGAAATCCGCCACCCGCCGCCTCGACCGCATCGCCTCCACTCGCGGGGTGAAGGTGCACTACACCGGCGGCTGGGTCGATCCCCGCATCGTGGACGACCACCGCGAATGCCTTCAGCTGATGCTCTCCATCCAGCGCATGCACATGGCCGGGGGCCGCGAGCAGCCCTACAGCGACATTGGCTACAACTTCGGAGCGTGTCCCCACCGGCGCGTGCTGGTCGGCCGGGGCGCCGGGATTCTGCCCGCTGCCAACGGGGCCGGGCTCAACTCGGGCCACTACGCGGTCCTCGCCTTCGTCGGCTCCTCGGGCTTCACCGTCCCGAACGACGACCTCCTGCACGCGATCCTCGACGCCGTCGACTACCTGCGTGCGCACGGTGGCGCCGGGCGGGAGATCAAGGGCCACCGCGACGGCTACGCCACGAGCTGCCCGGGTGACCGGCTCTACGGCTGGATCCGCCGAGGCGCACCCCGGCCCACAACCGCCAGCCCGGCTCCGGTGCGGCTGCCCGAGCTGCGCCCTGGGGACCGGTCCGAGCACGTCGTCACTATCCGGCGCGCGCTGGGCACCGCAGACCAGACCTCACCGCTCTACAGCGACGAGGACCCGGACCTGATGGCCCTGGTCGCGGGCTTCAAGGCCAAGCACAAGCTCGGTTCCGGTCCCGTCTGGACCGCCGAGTGTTGGAAGATCCTCAACTCCTAGGAGCACCCGTGAAGAAGACCCTCGCCATCCTCGCCGCCAGCGCCCTGGTGCTCGTCGGCGGAGGCGCCGGCGCGGTCGCCGCGACGGCCTGGACCGAGCCCGCCAAGAGCTACGGCGGCTGCGTCAGCAAGGCCACCGGCTACCTGCGCGTCCTGGAGCGCAACGCCCTCACGAAGTCGGTGTCCGGCTCGTGCAAGAGCACCGAGCGCAAGATCACCCTCTACAGCCGGTCCGGCGTCGACGCCCTCGTCAAGCCCCTTCGGGGCTTCGAGATCAGCCTCGGAGGCGACATCGCCACCTGCAGGCCCAACGGCAGCAACGCGGCCGGGCTGCCGCGCTACGCGTGCACCAAGGCCACCCCCAGCCCGACGCCCACCCCCACCTCCTGAGAGGCACCTTCGTGACCCCGAGCATCGGCCGCATCGTCCACTACACGCTCTCCGAGCAGGACGCCCAGGCCATCAACCGCCGCCGCGAGGACTTCGACGCCTTCCAGCGCAGCCACGCTCACCCGCACGAGCCCGGTCAGCCCGGCGCGACCGGCCACCAGGCCCACGTCGGCAACCCCGTAGTCGCGGGCCTGACATTCCCGGCGATGATCGTGCGCGTCTTCACCAGCTCGGCCAACCTTCAGGTGTTCCTGGACGGCAACGACACCTACTGGGCCACCTCGCGCTCCGAGGGCGAAGGCGCGTCCCACTGGGCCTGGCCGCCCCGCGTCTGATCCGCCACGCTCAACCCTCGCCCCGAGCCTGCTGGCCGGGGCTTCGTCGTCTCCAAGGAGGAGAGGCACATGTCCCTGTCCGACTGGATCGTCTCCTGGCTGCGCACCAACGTCGCCGCCTGGATCCCCACCCTCGCCGCCTGGCTCGCCGGGTTCGGCATCGAGCTGCCCGTCGAGGCCGGAACCCTCGCCGTCGGCTCCCTGCTCGTGTCCGGCTACTACACGCTCGCCCGCCTGCTGGAATCGGTGTGGCCGGCCGCCGGTGTGCTGCTCGGCTGGCGCGCGGCCCCGTCGTACAGCCGCGGCCAGGTGGCTGCCGGTTACCACCCGGGCGCGCACTCTGACCGCGATCTCCGCGGCATGTAGCCACCCGTCAGCCGCAGGCGTACCTTGGCCGTACAGCTCACGCTGTGGGTGCCTCGGGACGTTCGAGCCCCCGCTCTCCTTCGGGAGGGCGGGGGCTCTTCGTCGCGTCTTGGTGTCCGGCCGCCGGTCTCTGCGCGCCCGGGCGGCCGGACCAGCCCTCGCCACATTTAGGACACCCCAAACCGCGCGCAGGTGCAAGGGTCTTACCGCAACGAGAGGTCTTCGGCGTGCACCCGGGTCAGGAGAGGTCGACCTTCACGCCGCCGGAAAACATACTGTCGTGCAGCTCGATCGCCGCAGGCTTGACGGTCTTCGGGATGTCGAAAAGCACCACGCCACGGACGCTGTTGCCGGGGTTGATCTTCTCGTACAGGCTCTTGGAGTCCTGGAGGTAGATAGCCGCCTCCGAGCTGGCCTCGTACTCCGCGCCCTTGCCGTCGAAGAGCTTCTGCGCAGAACCGCTGAAGGCTTGGGCCTCGTCGCCGATGTTCTTCACCGTGACGTGCACGAGCAGGAACACGCCTTGCGCGTCCTTGTTCAAGAACTCGCCGCCGACCTGGCCGCGCCTTTCCAGTCGAGTGACCTTGAACGAGAACTTGCCGTCCTTCACCACGTCGCCGATGCCCGCGGTCGCAGGCTTCGGCTCCTTCTTCGGCGGCTTCGCGCTCGCCTGCTCGCCGGTGCCCGCGTTCTCCTGGCTGGCGGTCGTCGGCTTCTGGTCGCTGCCGCCGACTGCGGCGACGAGCACGGCGCAGCCACCGAACAGGACGAGGGCGACCACGGCGAGGACGATCAGCACGGTCGGGGCGCTGCTCTTCTTACGGCGCGGTGGGGGTGGCGGGCCGCCGTATCCGTTGTGTGGCGGGTACCCCTGCTGCGAGCTGGCGTGGGTGGGCTGCTGCCCGTACGGATGGGACATGGTGAGCCTCCTGAGGACGCGCGAGGGGTGAGCGTTGGGACGCTCCAGACGCGTACGTGGTTGGCGTTGTATACGTGACCGGTATGGCCAGATGTGGACACGCGTACGGCTGCGCGTGGGATATGCGCGCGACACTTTTTGATCTTGTCGAGGTGTCGGAACGCTGTCGCCGCGAGTGTCGCCGCCTGTCGCGACAGCTGTCGGAGCAGCCCGACCTGTACCTCCCTCGCGATCCACCCCGGCCCCTGTCGCGACACCTCACACCCCCGCGGGCTCACCGAGCAGCACATCCGGCCGGATGATCCGGTAGCAGCGTCGCTCGTCGTCCCGCTCGATCACCCCGTCGTCGGCGAGCAGGTTGAGCTGATCATTCAGCCACCCGCGCGAGGTGTAACCGGTCAACTCCTTCACCGGCCGCAAGTCCTTCGTCGCGAACTCCAGCCGCTCCTCCCGCACCCACACGGCCAGCTGGTCGAGCAGCACCCCGCGCGCCTCCTCAGGCGGCAGCTTGGGCCGCGGCCCGGCCGGGAACTTCCGGTCGTCGCCGGCCTCGATCGGGTCGTCCATCCCCGCCGTCAGATCGGGGCTCGGGTTCTCGGTCTTCACCTTGTCGCCCACGGGCGGCTCCGTCTCCTCCGGAGGATCGCCGTCGAGCCCGGACGCTGCGGCGCCGAAGTTCGCGGCCACGATCCGCGTGAACTCGTCGGCATCCTTCGGCGACGCCGGCCAGTCGGCCGCGTGCTCTCGCATCCGCTGGTTGGCTTCCTGGTCGTCCTCACCCCAGTCCCAGGTGCGCAGCGCCATCGCGATGCGCTCGTCGGGGATGCTGGGCGCGTCGAGGTAGGCCATGCCGGGCTGCTTCTGCGCCCACTGTTCGGGCTTCGCGCCGCGCTCGCGCTGCTCCGCGCTGAGCCCGAACTTGGCGTCCCCCGCGGACTCCACACCGAGGCACATTTTGGCGAGCTGGCCGCGCGCGAGCGTCGGCATCTGGGTCCAGTCGGAGCGCTGCAGCGACATCACCACGGTGCCGCCTGCACTGCGCAGCGCCTTCACCAGGGACAGGAAGTCCTCCATCTCCTTGTCCGGCAGCTTGGACAGGATGTCGGGCGCCTCTTCCAGCCAGATCACCCAGTAGGCGAGGCCGCAGCCCTGCTTCCACTTCTGCAGGCCCTGGGCTGCCAGCCACGCCGTGCGCTCCGCCACCTGCTGGTAGAGCTGGCGCAGCATCGCCCGCGCGCCCGCGAGATCGTACTCGACACGGTGCAGGCCATTCTCCAACGGCCCGAGTGTCTGATCGGCCTTGGTGACGTCGGCGGCGAAGATCGCCACGTCATGCCGAGTCATCAGCTCGCTCAGGATGTTCCACGCCGCGCCGATGCTCTTCCCCGACCCGGACATGCCCATGATCTGCAAGTGGTAGCCGCACAGGACCAGCTCGACCATATCGAGGTCCTGCCACAGCCCGATCCGGATCGGGTCGGCGATGCTCCCGCCCGGCCGGGACGCGCCGGGCCACGGGATGCGCGTGCGAAGTACGCGCGGATCCGAGATGGTCACCTTCGCCTTGGAGGCGTCGTCCGGGTCGACCGCGACCGTGATGGATCCCGGCGGCAGGCCCATGCCCGACTCGATGTACGGCGCCCTCTTCTGCAGGTCCTCGGCGACCGCCTCGCCCTCCTCCAGCTGGACGCTCCCCTCGACCTTGTGCTCACCGGTCTTCGTGGTGGTGGCCTCGGCCGTGATTCCGGCCTTCTCCGCGCCTTGGCCGAAGAGCGCCTTGAGCGGGTCAGCGACCACGGCGGCCGTGTCGACGCCCTTCCGTCGCAGCATGCTGCGGATGTTCCAGGTGAGCGCGACCGTCGTCCCGCAGATGAGCATCAGCCGGCCTGTGCCGACCGCGATGGGGCTGCTGATGGTGGCGGCGCACACCCACAGCCCGGCGAGGGCGGTGGTGAGCACCGAGTGGATCCGGCCGCCGATCGAGCGGGCGTGCGACTGCCACCACGTCACCCCGGCCAGCACCACGGTGCAGACAGAGAGGAGGAACATCGTCCAGGCGATCGTGTCTGGCGGATCATCATCGAGGCTGAGCACCGCCCAGAAGAACGAGCCGATCCCATAGACCAGACCGAGCCCCATCCACGGCGGCAGATAGACGATGACGCGGGACGCCTCCCGGGCCCACAGCCGATCCCAGCTCGTGTCGTGAGCCTCGGGGACGTCCGAGGTTGAGGGGGCGCGGCGCGCCATCACCAGGCCCACTCGCGCTTCGGCTTGTCCTTCTCCGGCTCCACCAGCTCCGAGAACTGGCGCCGATACTCCAGGTTGAGAAGCACGCTCTCGGTGGCGACCCAACCGGCCATCTCCGACATGCGCTCCAGCCGCTTCACGACCCTCTCCGCGCGGCGCTTCACGTCGTGGCCGAACGCCCACCAATGGCCCTCGCCGAACTGGCGCAGGATGCCATACAGGTCATCCGCCGCGGCCTCGTACTCCTGGCAGAGGGCGCGGTTGTGGTCCCGCGACGCGAGCGCGTACTTCGCGACGGACTCGGACCCATCGAACTCGATCACATCCAGCCCGCCCGGCGACTTCCTCGTCTTCGCCATCAGTGACGCCCCCTCACCTTCACGTAACCCAGCCGGTAGGCGGCCCGCGCCACCCACCGCTGCCACCCGACCGTGGCCACGATCCCGGCCGCGAAGCCGATACCCGCGGCGAGCCACACGGGCGTGACCTCCCAGCGGGCGATCCACAGCGCGAACGCACCCAGCGCGAACATGACGGCCGCGGCGGCGACCAGCTCGCGCGCCGAGGAGTCGCGGCGGGTACGGCGGCGGGTCACGGAGCCACCCCCGCACCGACCGGAGTTCCGTTCGCGGGGGCGCTCACGGCAAGCCGCTCATCCACCTCGTCCTGGATTTGCTCCGCCGCACGCTCACTGATCCCCCAGTGGGACGCCAGTGACCGGCGACCAGCGCGGCTCCGCCCTGGCAGGAGGCTCTCCTCGTACTCCCACTGCGCCGCCTCGTACTGATCCTTCGGCAGGAGGCGCACCTCGCGCACCACCTCCACCGTGACCTCTCGGTCCTGGTACACGATCCGCTCGACCGGCTCGGGCTCGGCGGTTTCCTGGCCGGATCGGATGAGCCACATCAGCAGCTCGTACGCGCCGACGAACGCCACCGGCGCGAGGGCGCTGAGCAGGCGCGATCCGGTGCCGCCGTCCCAGCCGTGCGCCACGTTCGCGACCAACGTGACGGCCGCACCCAGCGCGAGCGCCACCCACGCGAGAGCCGGGACAGGAAGATCGCGCCGAGAGCAGTAGACCATCACCAGGGACGCCATGACGATCACTCCGTCGGACATGGCCGGGTAGAGGATCGCCATGTCGTGCCGCTCGCCCAGGTCGATGGCGAGGCCGTAGAAGTGGTGGTACGAGACGTAGGCGGCGGCGCCGGCCACGCCAAGAAGGACGACGATCGCGACGCCTCGGATGATGCCGCCGCCGCGTGCTGCTGTCCCGGCGTGTGGCCGAGCCTTGGCGGCTGGCGGGGTCTGGGGGCGGCGGCGCGGGATGAGGGCGCGGAGGCGGCGGGCGATACGGCGGACGCGTCCCACTGGCGTGTCTCCTGGGACGGATCTAGGGTCGTTCATGGTTCGGGACTCCTGGAAGGTAGGGGTCTTGAGCTGGAAGAACCCCGTCAGCGCTCCAACGCTGGCGGGGCCTTCTTCTGTTGTGGTGTTGGGAGCCCGGCTCCTGTACGCCGCAGCAGCACAGGAACCGGGAGTTCTAGGCCTTCCGGCGGGGCGCGACGTATTCGAGACCGGCCAGGCTGACGATCAGCTGACTGGCAAGCGTCCACTCAAGATCCCGGTACGCGTCGAGGGGGATCTCCAGGCTCGGCTTCACCACCACTACGCCGTCCGAGGCGGGGCTGTAGATCTCGCCGACGACGCCGTACGGCTCGCTGCGCGCCACGGTGCACACCTTCGCCGAGGCGTCCAGGCGGGGGCACAGTCGTAGGGCGAGCGGGATGCAGGTACGGCAGGTGGGCGGCGTATGGGTGAACTGGACGCCGCCGACCTGGCCGGGCGGGTCGGCCAGCAGCCACGAGATGCGGCGTGTTGAGCGGTCACGCGCTGGCCTGCCGCACACCTGGCAGAGCAGGCGCAGCATGCACCGGCGCTGCCGAAGCGTGTTGACGCACTGCCATGCCGGGCGGCCAGCGCGGGTGACCTCCTGGCGGTGCCAGAGCACGCCGAACAGCCAGTCCTCCTGCCGAGGATCGCCGTAGCTGAGCCGGTAGCCGGCGGTTGCGCCGCGGTGCTCGGCGAACCCGAGCGCGTACGGGATGGTCTCGCCGTCGTAGAGGGTGATGTAGGGGACGACGGTCATCGCGGGTCCCGGATCTGGGAGGCCGAGGGTGCGGCGTTCATACCGGTCGCCCAGATCGCCACGCGGATCCTGTTGGCCACCGCGGCTCGGGCCAGTTCCTGGGCGGTGGGCGCGTGCAGCTCCTGGAGGCACTTGTTGGCGAGCGCGTCCTGGGGCAGCTCGGTCACGTAGCGGGCGTGATAGCCGTCGTCGTCACGCCAGGTGGTGTGCGCGAGTAGCTGGGGCGCCTCGGCGCCTCTAGGCTCATCCATAGGTCGCACCTCCGCGTGCGATCAAGGGCCCGGAGCACAGGCGTTGACGCGCCTGCCGGGCCCGACTCAATTTCTGGGGCCTGCCTTCGCAGTGTGCCACGTCAAGGTGTGTTAAACCATCCCTACGTGTGTTACAGGGCGTCTAGGTGTACCTATGTTTGCCCTGGTACGGCACGCAATCTTGACTCTCGTGGTGCATCCGAGTCGGTCGAAGTGGCGTCAGGCATACGCGGCCATCGTGGAGATGATCCGCAGTGGCGAGCTGGCCGCCGGTGACCGGGTGCCGACTGTCCACGAGCTCATGCAGCAGTGGTCCATGAGCAACACGGTCGCCCAGAAGGTCCACCGCGCGTTGCGCGAGGCCGGCCTGGTGGAGACGGAGCCGGGCACCGGCTCGTATGTACTGGAGGGTGCGGCCGAAAAGCTCCGCTCGGGGGAGTCCTAG